CGTAGTTCTTCGTGTTTCTCTTTGTTGGCATATTGCTGTCATCTCATAATCAAGAAAAAGCATTTCAATTTTTTGAGCTATGCGGTCAGAAAATTGAAACATGAGAAAATTCTATATTTAGCCTACCCTAATATTCCAACGGCACAAATTCAACGGCACGATTTGAAAACTGCTGTATGCTTAAACTTACCATTTAAACTGTAAAACACTCTCTCTTCTCCATTCTCAACATTCTCAAACCCTTCCTGAGCCATCTGCTCCAAACATTTCATCATCATATTCATGTTACAATCATCACAAACCCAATCACCATTTTCAAACATATTATTGCATGTATCATTGTCCTTATACTTACAATTACAAGACGCACAGCGACGCTTGTCTTGTTTTTTGGTCTTTCCTGCGTTCTTCGCTTTCTGTTCCATATTTACACCTATCTCATAATCAGAAAAAAGCATTTCAATTTTTTGAGATATACGGTCATAAAATTGAAACATGAGAAAATTCTATATTTAGCACACCCTAATATTCCAACTGCACAAATCCAACGGCACGATTATTCAGTTATATGCACAAAATGTGTTCCATGGAAATCGTCATTCTGTATAACACCCATCTTGAGTAAAGCAAATATATTTGCTGTCCACAATACCCATAATTTTTCAAGTGTGTCTTTTGTTGTATCCGTGTGAGGCATATTAAATTCATAAAGACCTAGATTGTGAAATGCCTTTATATATTTATTACAGCTCAGGTCAATGGGTGAATTATACTTTTGCTCTAGAGAACGCATGAACAACTCTATTTTATTAAGCTGTTTTGTATAAACTTCTATCTGTTGAGGAATGCTCATATCGTTTTTCAATCCATCTACAATCATTTCATTCGCTGCCTCTTTACACATTCTGTATTCCTCATACATTGATTCCGCTGTGTCGTGGTGTGGAACTCGTGGGAATACTGAACCTTTCCAATACATGTGTAGATTGTATGTTGATGTTTTTGATGTCATCTTGTTGCTTTTCACTACCTATCTCATAATCCAAAAAAGGCATTTCAATTTTTTGAGCTATATGGTCACAATTATTCAAGCTGGGGTGTTTCATTCATATCGCTTATATCTAATTTCATTTTTCTGTTCGTTACGAATATCCGTTTCTTTTTCAACGGAATAGCATCTATTTCAATCTCAACAGCTGGTTTTTCAGGCTCAGGCATGATAGGAAGCTCGGGTTTTTTGAAACGATGGTCTATATTTTCATGTCCTGTAATCCGACTTGACATACCTGAATCCAAACCATAAGGCTTCAGTCCGTTTTTCTCAAAGAAATTCTCAGTTCCAAGCCGTCCATCATAATTACCACATAATAGCACACGTGTGCAGGTAGAGATTTGCTTGTAGATGCCTTTCGGTTTGTAACCTTTTCCCTCTTTGAATACTGCTGTAGCAAAATTCTGTAAAGTTCCGCCATGTGTATCAAACCCAATCTGCTCGTCCTCATCATCACTGTGTTCAGCAGGGTCATAATCGTTGTGAGCTTTACAAATTTCAACGATTTTATCCAGCTCTTCATCTGTATTGAAGCCAATCACGTAGCCACTCCAGTTCATTTATATAATACACCAACATAAGATTTATACCTAAATATCATTTAAGAATGTTGGTCTTCAAAGAATTCTAGTTTTAAAATCACCTCCACAGGCAGAGCTTTCGTGGTGTACGCTTCGGCAGCAACACGCTCATTATCGGCATTTAGGTAAAATTTCTTACATGTAATACGAGGCGGAAGCTCAGGGCAGGTGAATTCAACAGGTGAAGTATTTTCAAGAACAGGAGTAACACTTACTTGCGTTTGGTCAGTTATAGCAGACGCAATCAAAATAGCATTACCTGCGTCAGTTCTCTCTACGTTGTATCCAAGATATGATATATTGCTTTCTAATTCTAAAAATCGTGCATCATTAGGAGTAATACGAGAAGCTCCGCCATAAAGCTCTAGCAGAACCTCACCTCCAACCACGCTCACACGACATTTACCTTTAGCTCTAATTCTAGGAGGAACTTGCACTGTGAATTCATTGTTATTAGCATCTAAAGTAACTACGTCATTTGAACCTGAAACAGTCCAATTAGTCAATCTAAATATATACGTGTCATTAAGCATGTTATATATTTACAAAAGATAAATTAATAATCTTCATCATCTAAATCATCTTCATCTGTGCTTTCATCTTCGTCAAACACGATTTTATTGAAATTTTGGTAATATCTGTCAGGCTTTTTCTTGTTAAGGTCAATAAAAAGGAAGCCATACTTTTCTTTCCACGCCAAATCTAAAACCTCTTTCTGTTCATCAGCCGTAAGGTCTGTCATTATTTCATCTCGCAAAGCATCTAGCTCTTTCTTATTTTTAGTAGCAAATACAATCACATGAGAGAGATTAGAACGCAGATACAAGGGCAAACCATTATACTTTTGCGACGTTATGAATATACTTAAACCTGACTGACCTTCGTGTTCTTTATTCTGCGTTTGATGCCGACGGTTAAGAATTGTCCGACACAAATGTTTTGATTTTGACAAATCTCGGATACAATCATCTAAAATAATTACGTTATTCATATTTTCATCTTCTTTTTCTTGTTCCAATATATCATCTAATATATCATCGCTGTATTTCATAAACATTCTTTCTTTGTTTAGTTTCAACTTATCTAGCGGTAATGTTTGCATACTAGGAGAGATTAGCCATATATGGTCAAAAAAACGATAATAAAAACGAGGCACTTTCTTATTTTTACGTGTAGGGTGCGATAATAACAACGAATTCCAAAGTGATGTTTTACCTGATGCTGGTTGTCCTACAATATACATAGCAGCCGATTTAGCAGGTAATGGTTCAGCAGGAATATAGGGTAAATCGGCGAGGCTGTCAATCGGCATAGCTACTGGCGGTATAAAATCTAATTTTGTGTTCTTCAATATTTTCATTTTGATATATATTGTTAATATTTAAATACAGAATTTTTAATCTTCGTGTAATTTATAAACATGCAAAATCAGCCACGTGAAGCCCTACCTGCAAGCATGAGATATTCACTCCAGTCTGTTGATGCCGTTCCTTCTACCTCTACATTAAGGCGTTTTGATGCGAACAATGGTGCGTCATTTAGTCCTTCGGGTGCGAACGAAATACGCATACCAGTGCAATCACGGGGATTTTTGGACGTAAATAAACATTACCTTTACCTAACAATAACTAATAACGATGATGCTGCTACAGCTCTTCAGGGAAATATTGGTTGCATCATTGAGCAACTTCGTATTGAAAGCCAAGGTGTTGAATTGGAAAGGATTGACCGCATGAACTTATTGAACGTTCATGCTCCTTTTTGGAATGGTTCGTTGAACAAAGCCGTTACAATGAACTCTGTCCTCAGTGGCGGTGCTGAGCCAACTGGTGATGCTAAGATTTTCACTGTTACTTCTCCAACTATCGCTGCTGCTGCTTCAAGAAACTACACACTTGCTCTTAGCCTATCAGGTTTCTTAAGCCATCACCACAACAAAGCTCTGCCCCATGGTATTGCCCAGTTTGAAATCATAATCCGCCTCCAAGATGCGGTGACCGCACTTAAGGGAAATGGAACTGCACCTGCTTACACCATCACAAACCCTCGTTTCTACTGCCCTGTTTACACGATTGATGACAACTCTATTATGGAACAATACAAACAGATGGTCGGTGCTCGTGGTGTGAATTGGACTGGCGACACATACAAGACATACATTAACGCACTCACTGATACAACTGGAACACAGGTTGTTCAGATTAACGACCGCTCTAGCTCTCTACTTTCTCTCATTTCTTTCGTTCGCAAGAGTGATTTGATTGCTGCGAAAAACAACAATGGTCTTGCCTGTGCTACTCTACATGGCGTGGATAAATACCATTACCAAATTGGCGGTGTAAATTACCCACAAAGTGGTATTGATGTTGCTGTAGCAACTAACGGACAGAACCTTGGACGTGTGTATAACGAGGGTCTTAAGGCGTTTGCTAGTGATGGTTTCCCTTATGGTGAATCTCTCATTAGTCTTGACAGGTTCAAACAAAACTCTGCTGCTGGAGCTGCCGACGGTGCTGATGCTTCTATGGCGTGTGTTGCTGTGGATTTGAAACGCTTTGATGACAACCGTTTGTCGCTTGTTGGTCTTAACACAGCCAAAAACTCTGTGCCTAACACACTTGAGCTTACCACAGATGCTACGGCACTTGAGGGTGCGTCCGACATTACCACTTATGCTAAGTGCGAAGCTGAATACTTCATGGCTCCTGACGGTCGCCTCAGTGTTGCTACGTAAGTTCGCCAAACGTAATTTTATTTTCTATTAATCATATATAGTAATGGAAAATAACGATGAATACAAAACAGACCATGTTGAGGAAACAATGTCTCAAGTAGGAACACCAAGTGATAAAGATATAGATTATGATGATTCGTTTCTTGAAAAAGAGGACAAGAAAAAACTTATTGAGTGTATTTTAACGGAAATTAGAAACTCACCGAATTATTCATGGGCTGATGAAGTGATGGTTAATTGTTTAGCTATGTATAAATACAAGCAAACTGTTAATACTATCAACGTAGCTGAGTATTTAAAAGAGAAAAAACAGTTGCAAGATGACCCTCTTCAGATGTTAAAGTAATATCATTGTTAAAAGTTATAATGATATTAGTTTTGAGAAGGTGATGCGACAGGTTGAGCCGTCATTTCAGTTTCATTCATTACCTCACGGTCGCAAGAAATCCAACCATCTTCACCGCAGCATCGCACTTTAGAACAGCGTGAATGAAACAACGTAGTTAATATTCCACTGAAAGTTGAACCTAAAATCGCAATCAGTGCAACCATTTCGCCTCCAGTCATATCTTATTAAAGTCCATATTTATATTTTAGAGCATCTATTTGGATTCTAAATCTACGTTTTTTATCAAATTCAGTTATAGCCACTTTAGACTGTTTATCCTCTAGAAATTTAATTAAGTCTATCACAAATTCAACCTCACTCTTTTCTAAACCATTATACCATTGCGACCATGACAAAGTCATACATTATATAGTTATTTCTTTTTCTTTATAAGAAACATCTTATCTACTTTGTGAGCTTTGCTACTTGGATCTACCGCAGCATAAACTCTTGCATACGCCCATTGTTGTTTCTGCATATTGGGTCGTGATGCACCAACATTTTCAAAAGCTCCTTCGCCACGTTCAAAAATGGTTTTAATACCTCTGTATTCATATCCAGCTATTTTTGCTATTTCTTTTAGATTATGTGGTTCATCTTTTGGAAATCCATATTTTTTGTTAAAACGCTGTTTGTACGTGCTCATTTAGATTGTGATGATATTAAATTATTGACTAATGCTTTCAACTCATCTATTTCCACT